ATTCCTAGAACAGGCGATGTATTGTTTAAGGGTGAGGAAATTGGTAAGAGTGGATCAGTTGCATGGATTCTTGCTAACTACTTCTCACAAATTGCCAATAACAGTATTGATAACATCGTGTTTGATGGATCTAACGTTGTTAAACTAGAGTTTAGAGACTTTAACAGTGGCGTTGCTCTTTCAAATACAGAAGTTGGAATTACATCTTCATCACAGATTAGAATTAACAACTTCTATTATGATCCTAGATTAAATCTAACATGGCAAGTATATGCTGCTAAACCTGGCGATCCATTCTCACCAACAAATAACTACGTTCATTTCCAAGTTATTGATCAGATTCCACAAGCAACAGAAGCATGGGAATCAATTATTGCTGGAACTGCACAAGGTGCTGTTGCTCCTACCATTGAGTTCTCCAACTCTAACTTCAAAGAAGTTGGTGTACTAGGTGGTGAGGCACTAAGAACAGAGACAGAGACTATTGGTGATTACAAGTTAGGTATTAACACAGTTGCAAGAGCACCACATAGTGCATATCAAAATGCATTTGTTGATAACCTTACAACAGATCCACGTGCTAACTTAGATGTTGTTGGTACAGCATTCATCAGTGGTAGAACAACTGCTGACTTCTTACAGCATACACAGTTTGCTGATCGTGATAAGACTGCTGTTGACAACGCATTCTTAGTTGGTGGTGATAGTTCTGCTCCTAACGATATTTCAGTATTCAGAATAGCAACTACAAATAGTGGTCGTGTTGGTATTAATATAGGTAATGCTAACTTAGATAGAGCGTTAGTTGTTAATGGTTTATCTAGATTTACAGATGATGCTAAGTTTGAGCATGACATTGAAGTTAATGGTGATGATGGAGTCATTGCTGAGATTAGAACATCGCAGACAACAGGAACATTTAACTTAATAGATGATGCTACATTTGTTGGTACAGTTAACTTTGGTAGTGAAGTAACAACTGCATACTTATTCAATGATACTACAGCAGATCAATTTGTACATATTGCTCGTGGATCTGCACATAGTAACATATGGTTAGGTGCAACACCTGACAGTGCTGGTACTAGCATTTCTAAGGTGGAAATTGGTGGTGCATTTGCAAATCAAAACGAAGACTTATCATACACCAAGATCAAGACTAGAAACTTGAGAATTGATGGTGATGCATGGTTAGGATTCCGTAAGGGACTTGGTGAAACTACATCACTTAAATCACAAGCATCACAAGTTGACTTCTTCTCTAACACTGGTGGTCCTTCGATAATCAACTTTGCTTTAAATGCATCTGAAATTAACATTGCTGGTCAGGGTGGTACAACTACTATCAACAACCAGTTAGAAGTTATAGCATCTGCTAAGTTCAATGGTGATGTACATATGTGTGGTGGTGTTGCATCATTCGCATTTACTGGTGGAAGAGCACAGTTAGGAACTGATATAGTTGCACATGAAGATGGTATTATATCTCAGTCACTATTCAATAAGAATATTGACATCTTAAATGTTCTTGTCAAAGGAACAAATGAAGAAGGATATAACCAAGTTGATACTGCTGGTGCAGGAAATTGGGGTGGTGCAGCATACCAGAACTCAATCAATACTGGTGGATCAGTTGAACCTATTATTCTAAGTGCATTAAGTGGAGATGAGTTCTACTTACCACTTAAATTACAACCAGTCAAAGCAAATGGTGATCCATACTTTGGAACAAGTGACTATATCATAGTTGACAGTGCAGTTGTTGGTACAGGTTCATCAGCAACAGGTCATCCTGAGATTCTACAGATTACAGAACTCACAAGGATCAACGAAGCACCATACTATATCAAGGTCAAGAGACGTCCATTCGGTGCATTTGGTGGTGTATTAGATAATCATCAAGATACTACGCCAATATACAAGGTCAACGTACAGTTTGATGCTACATGGACAGAGCAAGCACTTGACAATGATACCAGTGCAACTGACCCAGTATATCTTTCAGAGTTTGGTGGTAACTTAACAAACAATGATTACGTCATTGTTGATAGAGACGACTCACCAAAAGTTCCAGAATATATCAAGGTTATTACACCTCTTGCTCAACAGGTACAGCAATTTAGAATATCTAATTGTGCTGATCCAGATGAGGATGTATTTGTAGTTAACTCTGTAACTGGTGAAGTACAGATTGGTAATCCAAATATACCTGGCTCAATTCTAACAATCAACTCATCACTCAACATGGATGGTGGTTGTGGAACATTAGGTGAGATTGAATTTACTGGTGATGCGGAAGCAGGATCAAGTGTAATTACAAATGTATCTGTTACGACTGCTGGTAAGACACTTGCTGATATTAAGAGAGGAGATGCTCTTTCTGTTATAACAGACGCATCCCCACTTAAGATATTCCAAGATACATTTGTTGACTTTGTATTTGGTGGTGCTATCTACTTAAACAGAACAATAATTGGTTCTGCTTCAGTAACTGGATCCACATTCAAAGTAAGTAGAAACGAGAGATTCACAACAACTGATGGCGGTCCTAACACTACATTTGATGTTGATACATGTACAGGTACAACAACGATTGGTACACATGCTGGTAGATTTGATGTTAACTTAGCATGGTCAAGTGCTGCTGGCATTCTTACAAATGCTAACTTACCAGCAGAATTGAATTTAGATGACATAATTGTATATGGTTACTACGCAGATCCACAGTCTATACAGGCAAATGGTCCTAGTTCAACTATTGTATCAACAACTGGTAGTGCTGGATCAATACAGATGGTTCTCCAACAAATTGGAGAGGGTAGTGGTCAGTTTGCTATAGGCGATATAATTGCTGTAGGACCTTTAACATCGTTTAGTAGTCCTACAGGTCAAATTGAATTTATGAAAGTGACCTCAATCATACCAGAGACTAACACAGTCGTTGGATTGAGAGCTCAAGAGGGAACAGTCGAAATGAGTCATGGTGTTGGTACTGTTGTCAGGAGAGTTATTAAACATGAGAGACAATCTCTAGTAATTGATGCTCAGGTTAGACAAAGATTATCAGCAGGGGTTCCAAATGATTATATCTCTGTAATATTAGAGAGAGGATATATCTCACAAACTAAACTTGATTACAAACAGTGGTTGAGATTTAGTAATACATCTACTGGTGTTGAGATATTAACCAATGTAAATGGTAGGTTGTATGGCAAGATGCATATGACCCAGATGGATGAGCAACTTGGTGATGGTGCTAAATCATATAGAGAAGGTAGTCTAACTGTTACAGACAACTTAACTCTAGAAGGTGGTAACTTCGTAATTTACGATAGTGTCAAACAGACAAAACTATTCCAGTTTGTTAATGATGACGGACATGCTGATCACTCAGGTCTAATTAACTGGGATGCTGGTGTGATAGCAAGAGGTGACTTGTTCTTATATCCAACATCTTGCCCAGAGAATGTTATTACATCATTAGCATGTGAACCATCATTCTCAGTAGATAACTTAGGAAATGTAACTGCTCAGAAAACACTGACAATAACAGGTACTCCAACATTAACTCCAACAGGTGCTGATGTATTCTCAGTACAGAATCTTGGAATAAATGGTGGTAGTGAATACACTATCAAGCAGAATCGTTCGATTGATGCATTTGGATTACAAAACTTCACTACATCAACTGGTGCAAGGCATACTAGATACTTATCAGCAGCATCACCAGAAGCAGATCTAATACTGATTGCAAATATAGTTTACATGGTAAACGTACAAGCAACACAAACATTGATCGTTACACTACCAGCTGCACCACAAACAGGTGATATTGTAAGAATGATTGATGTGGGTGGTAACTTGAAGTATGATACAACATTAGTTGTTAGAACTCCTGAGACAAGTGGAACACCAATACAAGGTGACTCATCAGGAACACTATTTGGAGATAGATTAACTCCATATCCATCTGGTGAACTTGTAGTTCAAACTCCTAATGCTGGATTTGCACTCGTATATCTTGGATCTGTTGATAGTAATGATCAAATAGGCATACCAACTAGCGTACAAGGTTGGTGGTTAATGGAGGTATAATAAATGCCAAGTTACAACCGCATAAAAGCGTCAAAAGCCAGTCCAATAGGCACAATAATGCCATGGACTGGTAGTACCAGTGAATCAGCACTATCTCCAGATGCTATACCAAGAGGTTGGATAGTATGTAACGGAGGTCAGTTGAGGGCAAGAGATTATCCTGTACTTGCACAAGTTCTAGGTAATTTATATGGTCCTGTAGTAGAAGCTGGTCAACCATTTGTTGGTATAACTAATTCATATCCAAATTATAATGATGATGATGTTTTCAATTTACCATTACTAAATCAACAAGTTCTCATAGATTTAGAAAGTAATTTGTTATCAGGACAAGAATTGAGTATATTTGGAGAATTTGTCTCATTAAATGGTTTTGAAGGTCAACAACCAGTATCCAATGTATTATCATATATTGATGCACAGTTTACAACAAGTGTTGAGGCAGAATTATCAGGAAAAATAAAGGGCATTACTATTGAAGAACCATCATATTTTGATACTATTAGAACTATTAATAGAAAATTAGGTGTTGAACATACTGCAGCACATACTCATCCCAGACCAGAAAACTCTGTCTACCCATCTGTAGAATTAGCTGGAAGTTATCTAGGTTTATTTGAAGCTGGAACATTTGAAGTTCAAGATGGTGAGTATAAAACTGGTGCTGATAGAGGACTTACTAATACAGAACCATTAGCAGATAGTTTCAATCCTGGCACAATTTCATGGACTGCATATGACCCCCAAGCAACATCATTAGTTGATATGAATAATCATCGACATTTTGGTAATGCATCTGATCTCATACCGCTAGTTCCAAGTCAGGATCGTGTTGTTTCATCATATGGATATACTCAAGAATATGTTGATGATAACTCATGTGTTGCAGCAACTCCCAGACAACCAGCAGTTACTGCTCCATTTCCACCACCTGGCACATACTTAGGAGCAAGAAATTTTTATGTATCTGAGCAAGTTCCTTTAAACAGAAGAGGTAGTGGTGTAGTTCCTCCACCTACAGACGAACAAGACTATTATGGTGCGATTGGAGCAGGAAGAGATTATCCATATCCTACAACATTAAGTCATAATGGCGATGCTTTTACAAGTAGTAGTTTAGGAGCTCATAATCACTTTACGATTGATATATCAATGACTAGAGGACAAATGAATATCCCTACTACTTTACTCATAAATAATATGACGACTGGAAATGTTGAACCTATCAATGTTAACAGGGCACTTAGTGTACAGGTAAATCCTAATACACCATCCTTGGTCACTTTGTATATCATCAGAGCATACTAATGGCAGTATTATATTCAAAAGAAAAAGGAAAAATAGGAACACTTACTGGTTCTATTATAAACTGGTCTAATCAATTAACATCATCAGATCCAGAAGATCCAACAATATACGAAACTCTTCCTGCTGGTTATTTAAGATGTGATGGATCAGTTTATGCTGCTGAAGCATTTCCAGAACTTGCCAGTATATTGGGCGTTGGAACAAATTGTAGATATAAAAAACCAGATACAAACTTACTTGACAATCAATTTCAAGTGCCAGATCTTGGTGCAAAATCTACCAAGACATCATTCTCCTCTAACTTAGGAGATTATCAAGATACATATTTGCTCAATGATGCAGGACAAGAGATAACGAAATCTGGTGTAGGATTAGAAGTTAGTAGTAACATAGGAGCAACGTTCGAGATACAATATCAAGGTAACTTCTTTTTACCATCACAAACAGTTGAAATTACTGGTCAACCTGGTTTTGCTAGATCTAGTGGTAACTACACAGAAGAATCAGAAGTATTACAGAACCAATTTCAACCACATGCACATTTCCATGATGGGAAGAGATCAAGAACTGCATCACCTTCAAATGAATTTGGTTTATTTGGTAGAAACTCATATACATCTAAATCTACTTTGTGTATTATGCCATGGGCAAATAACACACAACAAGAATTATGTAAGGCAGTAGCATCTAAAGCAATTACTGCAGTTCAACCACAAAATGATAGTAATTCTTGTGGTTTCTCATTTTTTGGTGGTTCTACACAAGAAGACTATGAGTGGTTTGGTGCTTGTTGGAGTGGTTGTACTTTTGATCAACAAAAGAAGTGTTTAATACCTGGTAATATTCCTGAGTTAAATTCTGATGGAAGTGGAAATCCAACAGGAACCATCTTACAATTTGGATGTTCAACTCTTGGAAATCAGAACGGATTTCCAATATATTATCGCTCAGATCAAAATCCACATAGCGGATTTTGTGGAAATATGGAATACCAAGGTGAAATGACTTGTAAAACTACAGGTTCTTGTGGTATTGGAGCATCAGACTGTGATGGATATGCTAACCCTGCTATTAGAGGAGGTAACATATATTCTAAAGTGGCACCTAACTATACACCATTGACTGTGGATTCTGCAACTCAACTTCCATTTGATTCACAAGCAAACACTGTAACTTATGGTGCACTCAACAATACTGTGGTTGATGTAGAAGATTTTGGTAATGAATGTATACATAAACATTTTGTTCCATTTAATCAAGATGCACATACATGGAATGTGGTAACAAAACCAACCTATATTCCTGCAGATTCAATAACATCAACAATTAACATTGATGTAAATACAGAAAATAAAGCAGATGGTTTTATACAACCATTCTTAGTTCAAGAATTTTTAATTAAATATTAAAATGGCAACATACAGGAATTCATACGATAATTATTATTCCGACAAAACAGGTAATCACTCTCCTGTCGGAACAGTTCTTCCTGTTTTTGCTGATCTTAATATGGCATCAGAGGATCCTGAGTATTCATATCCACAGCATTTATATTGTGATGGAAAAGAGTTGAAGATTCGTGATTATCCAGAATTATACAGTATTATTAAAAATAGATATGGTGGTGCTGCATCACAAAATATAACTCAAACAGCACAACCTGGTGGTTTGAGGAGGTCATATTTTATAAACAATAAATTATTTTTCAACTTTAATTACGATTCTACAAATAACAAAGTAAATGTAAAAAGACCATATCCATATGGTGCGGTGTTTAGATTTTCTCTTGGAACTAATCCTTACGGATCATTTCCAATTACTGGTATTTTTAATCAAACTACCTTCTATCAATTAAAAGAACCAACAGAAGACGTTAGTGCATATAATTTTGCAAATGAATTTGCATATGAGGTAGTATTTCCAACTGATATTTTAGGCAATACCGTTGATCTAACAGCAATCAACCAATCTGATTATACTATAGATTTTACATCTGGTTCTAATAATGCTGCATCATATGCACTTACGGTTACTAATACAGGTGAAACTTCATGGAATATAAACGGTGAAGATAGAGACGGTCCTGTTTCTGGTGAGAATCCTACTCTTACTTTTGCTGATGGTGATATAATTCAATTTACTGTTACTACAAATGCTGATCATCCATTTCTTGTCAAAACTGTAAATAGCACTGGAACTGCTAATCAACTTCCAGAAAAGACTTCATCTACTTTATATGGAGTAAATGGAAATGGTGCTGGTAGTAGTCCAAACAATAGTGGTGTAGCAACACTTTATACATCTACGTTATCAGGAGTTACTCTTTATTATAATTGTCAAAATCATGCTGCGATGAATGGATCAATTGCAATTGGTGCTGTTGGTAGTGCTGTACACCCTGATCTTGTTGTACAAAAATCATATAATTTACAAGACTATCCATATAATATTGGAACATTTAATTTACCAGATTATAGACAAAGAAAGATACTTGGATTTGGTAACGTCAACGGAGCAGGAACATCAACACCAGAAAATGCAGTTAACAACTCTGTTGGACAAACTGGTGGTACGTGGTATATACCAAAAGATACGTTAATTAATAGTGGAGATTTTTTTGTTGTTGGTGATGTAAAAACTACAGGGTATAACAACATAGCTGCAGATATTTCTGCATATATCACAGGAACTGTCAAATATCAGATAGGACCTATGGATGATTATATCTTCCCATTTCCACCAACACATAATCATAGAATGTTAACAGTAGAAGTTGACGAAACAAAGTTAGCAGAACTAGGAACTGTAGAGGTCGATAAGTTTGCTGTAAACTATGTGACTACTAGAGCAAATATTAATTTATTTGAACCAAATGGATCTGCTGGACAGGCATTGGGTCACTCACATGGTTTAATTGGTGTACCATTACAGAACTCATTGACAGCAACATATGGTAATAGTAATGGAATTGGTGATACATTAGGAACTACTGGTGGTCAACAATATCAATATATGATATCAGAATCACCATTTGTAAATGTCTTATCTATTACTTATGACTCTATTACTGATTTAATAACAGTAAATTGTGATGGTAATCATAATCTTAATGTTGGTGATATTGTAACTATAAATCAAGCAACACCATCAGAATTTGCTGGCAATTTTACTATAGTATCAACAGGATTTGGACTCCAAGCATTTAGTGTAGAACCAAGAGATGGAGAGACACCACAACAAGCAACAGCTGGTGGAGTTGGTGTAACAGTACAATTAGCAAATGGTTATTTTGCAGAACAAGAAGTTACACAAGCACCAAGAGCATATGTCGTAGACAACAACACGTTAGTTGGCGGTAAAGCAATAGAATTTGACATACCTGGCAACTCATTTATTATATCAGAGACTGTTATTGACACACCACAAGGTGGTGTTGTACCAATTCCAGATGCTGGTGGAGGACAAATATCAGGATGTAGTGTTACTTTGCGATCACCTGGCGGTGGTGGTGCAGATAGTGACAATGATGGACTAAATGGTGGATATGCTGAGATTGGTATAACTGTTGATGGTACATTTTACACTATTAGAGCTGTAGGTGGTGGCGGTGGAACAAGAGGATCTGCTGGTGGTGCTGGAGGATCTGGAGGAGGATTTATAATTCCAGCAGCATTATTAAATGATTCACGGTTTAACTTTAACCAAACTGTTGGTGATGATGGAGATAATGGTGGAATACCAGGAACAGGTCTTAATGACTCACTTGGTGGTGGTGTTGTCGGTAATATTCCATCAGGAGCATTTATGACAGGTGGTAATGGAACAGCACAACTAAAAAGTGTAAGTAATACTGACCCAGAGACAATCTATACATCTAATGGTTCATGGACAATACCAGCACCAGCTTCTGGAGAAATAAGTAGAAGCATAACAATTGAAATCTCAGGTGGAGGTGGAGGTGCTGGTAATGCAAACTCAGGATCTAACTGTAGTTCATCTTGGCCAGGTTGGCCTACCACAATATCAGGTAAAAGTGGTGCTAATGGTGGATATGGTGGTAGAGGTGCAAGATTAATAGGTTCAATAGCAGCAACAGCTGGAACATTATCTTGGGAATTAGGACAGGGTGGTAATCCTGGTTTTAATACTAGACAAGGAAATACTGTTGGAGGAACACCAGGTAATGACCCTGCTACAGGACAACCATGGGATAACTGGCCAGGTGGTATTGGTAATGGATATGAACCAGGTGGAACTGCTGGTAGTGTTCTTGGTGCTACTGGAGTTGTATCTGGAAATGGTGGACAAGGTGCATGGGGTAATGGTGCATCTGCAGGATCAGGTGGTGGAGTATCAGGTTTATTTTTAGACGGTGTTGCAATCGCTGGAGCTGGCGGTGGTGGTGCTGGCGGAGGATCAGGTGGTGGTTACAACGGTAGTGGAACTACTGATGGTTGCTATGCTGGTGGTGACGCACAAGGACCTAGTCAAGGATTAGTTGCAACATCAGGAGCTTTAGACTTTGCAAATGGTGGTTCTGGTTCTACTGGTGGTTGTACTGCTGGTGGAGGTGGAGGTGGTGGATCCTCCTGTGGTGTCATCGGTTCACCAGCTGGTGGTATCGGTGGACAAGCGGGTGTTGGACATAATGGTAACGGTGGTGGTACTGGTGGAACACGAGGTATATCTGCATACAGAACTACTTATTGGGTTGGAGCAGTATCAGAAGATGGTCAAGGTTCACTTCCTTGCACTGGAGGATATGTAAAAATACAATTCTCAAATGTCACTGAATATTTTGATAACACTGGTGGTGGTGGCGGACAAGGTGGCGACCTTAACTTATCATTTGGTGGCGGTCTTGCTACCTCTGTTACATATACTTTGCAAGGTCCTGGTAATGGTGGTGGAGAAGGAGACAATGGAGGATCAGGATCTATAAACATAACTTACTTTGGACAAGAGGAAGGAACAACAGTGCCAGGTGGAACTACAAATCCAGCAGGAAGATATTATGAATGTGATAGTGATGGTAATCCTATAGGTAGTGCTTCTATTGCTAACGTATGGCAATCATCAACTGACCCTGCTATCAAACAAAGAGAATTTGGTCAAGGAACTGGAAGCACTGTAGGATTTGCTAATTCTGCTATTCCATATAATACTCTGACTAAAATACAAAAATATATCGAATTTAAAGGTGGTGCGACTGATGCTGCTGGAAAAAGACAATTAGAAGTAGGAACATTTGATTTTACACAAGTAAAGAAAATGAGATTTACTGTTATTCGTGGTAGTGACCAAAATGGTGGAGAGAATCCAGATCAAGCATTAAATGTATTTTACAGAAAAGGAACATCTAATACTGTCACGTTGTTTAGTCAGATATTGTTGGCAGCAAATGTTGATCCTCTTTGGCAAGCAGTAGAAATTGACGTTGCTGAAGCAGATGCAATTAGAGATCCAAGTGTAACATTAATTTTAGAACAAGATCGAGGACCTGTATACCAAACTGCAAGTGCTAACGATGATAATTATGGTTTAGCTGCTATCACATTATTCTATGATACTCAAACTGAGACACAGTTTATATCAACTGGTGGTGCTACTCTTACTGGTAACTTAGATGAAGGTGGACAACCTATCAACGCTGATACTGGTATTGATCAAGTTAGAAGAGAGGTATCAGCAGTTCAAGCAGCATTAACAGTAACAGATGGGCAGTTCACAATGTCATCATCTACACCTATTACAACAATCGCTACTGTATCAGCAGAAAATGACATTCCTCTCATAACTAAATACCATAGGGTAAAGTATTTAATCAAGGCATTATAAATGGCAACTATAGCATCACCATCATCAACTTCACTATACTTGAATGCCTTTGACAAGTCTATTCAGTATGAAGGTATAATGAAAACCATAGACGATGATTATTGGACTAAGGAAATAGTTCCAATATTATATCCTATGTGGGATTCTGATAATGATAAATTAGAAGTATTTGTGCAGTACAAAGATGGTACTTCAAGAATGAATAAAACCAAATACTCACGTAATCAAAAGACTGGAGTATATAAATGGATTTCGTATCAGTTTGACCTAACACCATTTACAACAGAGATCGCTGATCTTAATACTAGATTAATTGAGAAGTTTACAGAATACAGACAAGGACAAGAGAACGATTTAGAACGTGCATTAGCAGCATCATTTGCACAAACTTCGATACTCAACTGGACTAAAGTTGCATTAATTAGAAACTTCCTACTCATGGACAGTGATTGGACACAGCTCGGAGACGCACCTGTCACTGCAGAACAGAAAACACAGTGGCAAACATATAGACAGAAACTAAGGGATATTCCTGCGGATCAGAAAAATAAGAGTGCCAGCACAGTAGTATTTCCTATTACACCAACAAAGCATGCTAAACTTGCTGATGGTTTAACTTATCTTGATGATGTATCACATTTCTATACTATACCACAATCAGTATACAGTAAGTTCTCAACTAGAATTGTAAACTATCTCGCACTAGCAATAGGTACAATAGATATTGATGAAATGCCAGTAACTCGTATTGCTAGACCCATGGGTAGTATCAATCCAAACACTGGTAGTGATACACTAGATGATATACTTAAGATGATTGATGAGGGTGATTTCGGAGAATAATTATGCCACTAATATCATTAAATCCTAAAACTAAAGACATGCTTGCTGCTGACTATGCAAAGTTAAGTAATCAGCATATGATAGTTATTGATAACAGTAAGTATCATACACTTGCAGCAGATAAGAAAGCAACTGTACTTGCATACTATGATGGTATCATACCAGAGGCAGAGATTGATAGAATATTTGAATTAGAATACATATACTATTATTTCCCATCAGAAAAGATAGCATCAGACTATTGTGAGCAATGGTTTCCACAACCACAGAATTTACCAGACGCAGATCATTATATAAGAGCATATATTCTCAAACCAGATGGAACGATACCATACGAGAACGCAGATCCTACACCACCAGGTTGACAACTATAAAAATTGTGATAAAATAGAAATAGTTATCACTCATCAATGAACGTACCAGACCCTTGGATGCTTCAACACTTGCAATTGCAAGCGATACTCAGGGATCATCCGATTCCTGCTGATCAAATGCAGTATCTAGGAGAAAGAGAATATACAACAGAATATAATGCACACCCAGAATATCATGGAAAACAAATGCCATGGTATTTAATTGGTGGTCAGCATGAAGTTCCAGTTTGTGACATTCAAGATGTTCAAGGCACTGATGATGCTTAAATAATAAAACTTACTATCAAAACTATGAGAGATCAAGGTTCAGTAGGAAAGGAAACACCAGAAGTAAAATATGATAGAGCACTCGCTTTATTCACAGAGTCAGTTCTGGCACCTGACCATCAATTAAGAGGTTGTGCACACAACCAAGGATGTTTCGATGAACTCATGGAGATCAGGAAGCATGTATTAGAATATCTCAAGACATTGAGAGAAGTCACGCATCATGTCAACGCTGATGAGAGTGATCAACTTGAAAGTGAAAAACTCATGACAGCAAAAACAATGCAGTTCATGCGTGGCAACATCCCATCTCGTTATTAATGGACAAAAAGACAAGACTAATCACTGCATTGTCACATATAGACAGTGTGGACAAATTGATAATTGATGAAGATTATCATGGATATATGAGTGGCAAACTACTCATGGTTGAAATAGAACTTCAAAGACAACTACAGAAACTTACCAATGAAAGAAGAAGAATTCCGATCCGCCATAAACAACATCTTAATGATGCAAAGCAACAACGACCAGAACTTCCAGATTTTACAGGCACAGATTGACAAATTACAAGAACAACTCAATGATCTAAACGATCTCAAAGAAATGTTTAGACTACCTAACCCTGCTAACGCAAATAGGAAAGAGTTCGATGTTGTTGAGTGATCTTCATTTACTACAACCAATAGTAATTGATGGTGTTGTTGGTTACATCAATTTTATATGCGAAGACTATGTTACCATGATATTCATGGATACACCACTACCCGCATCTATGAATAGTAGATGGGGAAGGCATCAAGTGGCAAGGTGTATATATCCGCAGGACTTAATCAATGTACGCACAGATCTTACGGAGAAAGAGTTAGCACACCCAGTATTGCACCGCACCAGTGACCCATTATCGAATCATCACAGAAAGAACAATCCAAAATTTATAGAAAGACCCGCCCCTGATCGCAACAGTAGATCACATCCGTACAAGTAATTCCGCAATTGCGGAGTAGACAGTTAGGAAAGTGTAACAATCTCTTGCACAGGGGATTTTTATGCGTTATAATAATAGTGGGAAAACAACCAGATTAATTTCTAGGTTTGTTTTCTCGCACCCTATTACACTTGACAATGAAGAAAAAGTATCCTAGAATGCCTGTTACTATCACACCAGATGAGGTAACAATGAAAGACACATTCACTCTTACAGAGATCAAGTATCTTATGAATCTGATGATGGGTGACTATCATTCAACACACTCTAGACTCTACGCTAAACTAGAGAGGATGCTAGAATCATACGAGTAGACAGTTATATTAGTGGCACAAGAGAGGTAGAAACGTAGTTTATATCGACTATAATAAGTACATACACAAAGGAGCACCACTCATGAACACAGCACTATTCCAACAAGAAATGGCAAACATCGAAGAGTACACACAGACACTATGTGAGACTCTAGAAGAGAACTTTGAGCAAGACTCACTTGATTCATACAGAGCAATGCAGATGAGAGAAGGATACAGCATCTACGCAGCAAAGAGAATCGAAGAGATCGAGAACGATACTGCTAACCTTTACAAGTATGTGATACAGAAAGGACGTAAGTATCTTAAGATCGTACAGCAACAGTTTGATGACATGGGTCCTAATCCAACTAATGAGTACAGAAATGGTTCAGTACATGCATTCATAGACAGAGAGACAGGAGATGTATACAAACCCGCAGGATGGGCAAAACCTGCGAAGCACGTAAGATACAATCTATTAGAGAGAAAGGATAGAGAGTTTCTATTTGATTACAAAAACGTAGGTTGGGCAGGAGGTTATCTCTATATGAGATAATCCACCCACCATGTACTCTTATACATACACACATGAATCTTCTATCTGATCACATCAAAGAGTTCATTCAACCATACCCTCGTCTTAGATACACTAAGGGAGAGTATGAGTTGCGTGTACTACCACGTGAAGAACTAGACATGGACGAAGAGAAGAAATTTTGGAGAATGTTCCGTAAATTTCCTAACGAGTTTGCTGCAGCTGCAGTATCCATGTTACCTAAGGACGTAGAGTTTAAGCAATATGATCATTTGAACAACACACTATTCCTAACTAAAAAATGAACGACACCATGCCACCAGAGGATTTTAACAACGAACGTGCACGCATCTCTAAGCAACGTGATGATATCATGGATATCATGACGGAGAAGTTTAAAGAGCACATCGCAAATGATGATATGAATCGTGCTATGGCACTAGCAGACGAGTATTTTGAGTGGTTACACCCAGACATTGCGATGCACGAAGACACACTGTACTCACATGAAACAGAACTCAAACGAACCTACCTCGAACTCACAAGTGGATGATAGTATGAGAGATCTAGTCCTAGCGTACATCAAAGCAAAGAATGCGGATGATGACGCTAAGGCAGAGGGAATACTACACGAGATCAACCAACTGAGACGTTTAACCAATGGCAAATGAAGAGGAACTACAATTTCATCCTAATCCTACTGAACTGTGGGAGGAGTTTTATCTTGTAGTTGCTCCAGTTGTTGTGAGGGAAGCGTACGATTATGAACAACAGTACGATGACAAATGAAGAAATCAACCACAGCGAAGGCACTGAAGGAGAATCTCAAGGGGTTAACATCTACGACGAGATCAAAAAAGAAATCCAACGTGTCATCGACTCGGAAAACCCAAACGACAAAGGTCAAGACAACCTCGAAGAGTACTACAACTCAGAGAGCGAAGGCAGGGACATCAAAGGCGAAGTCTAGTACTAAGATCACTATCATACAATCACGTAAGAAGGATCTGTTCCCTATGATGAACATGTATAAGTTCCCATATCGCTTTGAACCAATGCCAGAGATACAAGACAGATTGAATCTCGCATGGTTTGACGAGCACTATGGAGAAGAACGTATGAAAGATCACATACGTAAACATAAACTTAAGTCACATCAGTATAAAGCATATGTCAACTATTGGTGGTTAAAAGAAACCAGTAAGAATAGTGGCACATGATACCACACATACACACATAGATGGACTATAATAAGTACATAACAAACAAACATTATCATGACAGTAGACCAACTCTTCTCATTCTATGACTACGTACATTCTTTCTATGGTAAGGATGGCATCTACCCAGAGAACAAGAGAACAATCCCACAGATAGCAGAAGCAACTGCAGAGTATCTTGAGATATGCTTCAGAGCAGACGATCCTTGGACATGGGGAGACGGAGACTCACTAGATAGAGAAAGAGTTAGAGACATCATGAACTTAAACCTAGGTACTGTATAATGAACATTCCAACATATGATTTCCCACATTCACCCATACTATGGTTAGGACTATGTGGGATACT